AAACTCACCAAGCCTCCCTGCGAGGGACTTCGGCTCCGAGATTTCCAACCCTAACAGGGTGGAACAATCTCGGTAGGCCTCTGCCAACCTCGGGTCAGCGATAACTAGGTCATCCCCTACAATGCAGTAGGGAGCCGACCTAGGATCGCCACCTAGCCGAGCCCAGAGGGCCCTTACCACCGCGTGGTGGCTAAGGGCGAAGGCGGCGAATGACGGGACAGTCCCAAGAGGCTGCCCACATCGCCACTTTATCACCTCTGAGCGGGCCCCAGGGTAGGCCGTCCGAACCGGGAGCCTCGAAATCCAACAGAAGAGGTCCACCCACGGTCGGTTCCTATCTGAAGATAGGGACCACAAAACCGTCCGGGTGACCGGTAGGGGGAAGAGGTCGGTCGCCGAACTGAGGTCGAAAGACCACACGGTCTTCCCCGACCTCAACCATTCAGCGACCAACTCCGCACCCGCCGCCTGGTTGTATGTAAAGTCCTGCGGGACCTTCCTGAGCTGGGAGTACAACTCCCTCGCCCAGGGGTCCAACAGGAACTGCAACCAACGCGGTGGAGCGAAGTAAAACCTCGCCTTCCCATCCGGTTGAACCCGACAACGAACCGCCCCGTGCCCCCTGCCCTGTCCTGGGTCCGGCCGGAAGTCCGGCAGAACCGGGAGCATGGGCCAATAGGCAGGCACGGTCCCGGGTGGGTGCAGGACATGGTCCTGCATAATCCACCAGGCGTCCCTAAATAGCTCCTCACCGGTCGGGGTGTAATACCCCTTCCCAGTGGTGAGCTTCAGGGACAGCGGGTTGTTAGGGAGAACCTCTCCGTGGATTCGAACCTCCGGGAGCACTTGCCGGGGTGAGACGCCAAAGTGGGCCCGGAAAGGAAACCGGGATCTCCAATCTTCGGTGTCCACCTCGACTACTCTTCCGGAGGCGAGAGGCACCGTAAGGACGCGGGCCGACCCCACAGCCTTCTCGAACTTCTCCACGTCCTTCCTGGAAGGCACGGACTTCAAACGGCCATAAGCCGTAAGAGCCGTCCTCCAGGCTTGGACAAGCTGGAGAAACTTCTCGAAGGAGGCCGTGGTGGCCACCCTCTCGGCATAACTCAAATACCGAGAGGACCACCACGGGGGTCTGCAGGGGTTCTCCCCGGCTCGGAGCTTCAGGAGATACTGGACAAGAGCGCCAACGCGCTCTTTAGTCCAGTCGAAGCCCGAGGCGTGGACCCACCTGCCCACCGCCTTGGCTAGCAATAGCCGATAGCGGTGGGACACCAGTGGGAAGGCGGCCATCAGCCGTAAGGTGTGGGTCGTGCTCGGCATGGCAGCACCTCCTATGGGGTGATGCCACCCGATGTGCGGCCCAGCACCCCGGCCGAAAGGCCGGGTGGGGCCACACCGAGCTCGGTCCCCGAAGGAACCTCGCCGGGGTGGCAGGACCGCCGGCCCAAA